TTATCGCTGCTGAAGCGGGCGTAAATGACGGTCCGCATCGGCCGATTCCTTGGTGCGTAGACGGGCAATGTCCCTTGTGACGTGGGCGCGCGCAAGGGCTTCGGCGAAGGCGATCGCTTCCGGTGAGGATTTGGGGAAGGTCGCCGGCGCATTCATGCGGTCGGCGCCTCGAACTTGTCGATCTGGTTGCCCCAGACGTCCCAGCCGGCGCGGCGCTGGCGGGCGAAGAGTTCGGCGCGGGGGCCGGCGTAGAGCTGCTCGAGATCGGCGTGCAGCTGGTCGGGCTTGCGGCTGTGCTCGCGAACGGGGGCGGCGATCAGGTTGCGGATCGAGCGGGACAGGACGCGGGGCTTGCCGATCGTGCCGACCAGGTAGAACTCGGCGGCCGAGCGGAAGACGTAGCCGGTGCCGAAGGTCCACTTCTCGCCCGTCTTCGACTGTTTCGCCCAGGCGCCGGCGCTCTTGAAGGTGAAGCCCCATGCCTTCAGCAGCTCAATCGCGCGATCGAGGAGCGGGGCGGTCGCCCACATGACCAGGGCGCAATCGGGGGCGGCAAGCCGGGCGACGGGCAGCTGCGCGAGCTGCTCGATCGTCATGCAGCCATAGTGCGCGACGGGGTTCTTCGCCTCGCCCTTCGCCGAGTGATTGAAGAAGCGCCAAGGCGGATCGGCGAGGATCAGCCCGTAATGGTGCGGGCGCAGGCCCTCGAACGGCCAGGCGGGCAGCTGCGACACCGGCGCGGCCGAGACGATGCGCTTCGGACGAGTCCGCGCGCCAAGCTCGCCTGCGAAAAGCTCACCATTGCCCAGCGCGGCAATGCGCCGGCGGGAATGCGTCTCGCGCAGGTTGGCGACGTGGGTGTCGCGATCATAGGCGAGGTGGCAGCGCTGGCACATGGCGCGCAGGTTCTCCGGCGCGCAGTTCTCCGGCATGTCGTCCAGATGGGCGACGGTGAGCACCACGGTTGAGCCGGTGACGCTGTGCGGCTCGCCGTTGTGCTCCGCGCAGCGGCCGGCGTGATCGTGGCCGCATTCGCCCTGGCATTCGCACCGATCGCCGGCGCGCTGCTTGCGTATCTGCAGGGAGATCGTCGGCCATTCGCGCGGGTAGCGGGCACGGTTCTCGGGACGGATCGGCATCAGGCCGCTTCCTCGTCTTGTTCCGGCAGCACGCGGCCGATCGCAACGGCGCCGGCATAGGTGATGCGGTATTCGTAGAAGCGCGGATCGCTGCCCTTCGAGCAGCGCGCGCGGGCGGCGTAGCCGCGGCGGATCAGGGTATCATGGACCCGGACAGCTTCCGCGGTGCTCTCGGCATCGTTGCCGAAGCCTCGCCGCGACAAGGCCTCGACCTTGTCCGTGTCCGGCAGGAGCTGGCGCGCCCAGGCGAGCGCCTCCAAGGCGGGCCGCTCGCCCTTCATGCCGCCTCCTTCAGACGCTCGGCGTCATGTAGATCCGCGATGCGATCTCGCACCTGGGCAGGTGTGGAATAGGGCGAAGCCAGGCCGTGCATCGCCAATATGGCGGCTCTGGCGGTAAGGATGACGCTTGCTTCGGCGATCGACGGGATGCGCTGCGGCCAGCCCTTCACGTAGCGTAGGTTGGAGGGCAGGCGATCTTCCAAGCGGCGGCGTTCAACCGCCCAAGCTTTACCGCGAGCGAGGTCGGCCGCGAGCGACGTTGGCAGCAGATCGGGTGCGACATCGCCTAGCCAACGATCCGGCTGGAAAGAGAACGTTGATCGCGCCTCCATATCGACCAGGTGCAGCAGCGCACCCAGGTTGCCGGGAGCGCGCGCCGCAATGGCAATGTCTCCGGCGGATGCGAGCACACAAAAGGCGCAGCCGAACCGTGAGGCACCCCGCTGGTAGCTCTCTGCCAGAGGCAAGCCTTCTCGAGCGATGTAGGTATAGACCTCATCCTCTCGCACCTCGACGCCGGGATGCCAGGTGACGATGCCGCCTCCGTTTGCCCGAACGTAGGGCTTTCCCTCGACTTTAGAGATCGGGGCCAGGCGGCGCTTGATGCTCTCTTCGCGCCTGATGCCGACTATCGAAAGCACCTGCTCGCCAGGGAACTGGCGCAGCAGCTGAGGCAGGATAACCTGTGTTTTCAGCTCCGCCGTGCAGAAGCGGTTGGCAGCGGAACTCCATGGACCTGTGAGGTGATACGTGAGCAGGTCGACATAGCGCGCGAGCCCCAATTCGAACCGCCGCTCCCATCGGTCGATCAAGTCCCCAGCACGCCGGCGCACGATGATCAGTGGCACGCCGATAGCGGCGGCGGATGCTTCAACTGTGTCTCGGGTGGAGGGCCAGTCTATCCGACCGAGGTCAGCGTGGATAGCAATGCGGCGATGGTGCGGGTGACCGAGACGATCGAGCAGGCGGGTGGTGGCATGTGCGATCGAGACGCTGTCCTTACCGCCAGAGAGGCTATAAGCGACGGGGGCGCCAGCAGCGACAGCCGCGCGTACGCGATCGTCGATCGCCAGAGCACCGAAGCCGGCGGCGAACAGGTCCATCTGCGGACGAGGCCTCACAAGCGCCTCCATTCGTTATGGCAGCCCGGCCCCCAGCGCTTGCAGGTGACCTTGCCCTCTCGCTCGAGCCGCACCAGACGATTGCGCACAGCAGGCGTTTTCAGGTCCGGCATGCCGTGCTCGTGCGCGAGGATGTTGCGGACTGCGTAGGTCATGATCCCTGACGGGCGTGCGGCCATGACCTGCAGGATGAGATCGTCGATGGGAGCCGGCATCAGCGTGCCTCCTCGGCGATCCGCTCGCGCGCGGCCTGCACGCCGTGTTGCAGCTGTGCCATGGCGAGAATGGTGGGACGGACCTCTGGCGCCGCCTGGTCATAGGCCAGACGCGTCTTGTGCCGGCCGCCATTCAGGCGAGCGAGAACGGCCCTTGGCAAGCAGCACCAGTTGCTTGGATCCGTGTTGAGCCGATCGCCGTCTAGGCACTTCAGGGCATGCCCCTTCGGCACGGGACCGTTGATCTCTTCCCAGCGGAGCAGGTGAACGCCGCGCCAGCGCGACTGCAGAGGAAGTCCGTCGTGGATCTTCCGCTCGAGATAGCCTTCCTTGCTCAGCCGCTCGGTTCCGATCGGCTTGTACAGCCGAACGGCGACGCCGCTGCGTTGTCCCTTGCGAAACTGCGTCGCGCGCGCGTTCGGGTGTCGGCCGCCCTTACCTTCGGGACACGGCTGGCCCTTGTTCATCGGCTCCCGGCCGGTCTCGAACCGACCGGTGCGCCCGGTCCGCCAGCCCTGACGCTTTCTGAGCGCGTGCAGGTGACCGGCCTTCACATCCGAGCGCTCGAACGCTCGGACGAAAGCTGCATGGTAATCGCCGATCGGCAGCAGGTGGTTGGCTTCGAGCCATGTCAATTCCTCGGCGCTGTAGAGGATGGCGCGCCCCTTCATTCCGACTTCCCCAGCATCGGCAGCATGGGGATGAAGCGATCGCCGTGATTGGCGATGATCGTCGCGGCTTTAAGCTGCAGATCGGCATTGCGGACGATCTGGTCAGCGATCCGCACGATCGAGTCGGTGCGCTTGCCTTCCTGCTCGATCTGCTCGGCGGTGAGGCCTTCTTCCGACAGGCGCTCGAGCTGAGCGAAGAGGTGATTGTTCAGATCGGAAAGTTTGTTCTTCACGGTAGGATCTCCGGCATGATGAGGGCGATCGCGATGGCCAGGGCGGCCCAGACAAGGTCGATGCAGGCGCCGCGGAGGATGCGGAGGGCGCGGGCGCGGATCATTCCGGCCGCTCCCCGAGCATGGCGGCCTGCAGCTGGTAGGAGCGCTGGGCGGAGACGGCGGGCGCAGGCTCCGCGGAGCGGGCGAGGAAGGATCGGGCCTCGAGGCAGTTGGCCGACCACTCGTGGATGCGGCGTTCCTTCCACGCGGCGTTGATCGCCTGGCGGAGGGGGCGGGGGAGGGCGAACCAGTGCGGGCGGCACATGAGGATGCCGCGGGTGACCTCGACGGTGCAGCCGGGGGCATCGCAGGTGCGGGTGCGGCGGACGCGGCGCGTCATGCGGTTGCCCTCGCCTGCAGGCCGGCGAGCTTGCGCTCGGCCGCGCGGATCTGCTTGCGCAGGCGATATCCGCGCTGGCGTTCGCGTTCGACCAGGTTGATGAGGCGATCGCTTTCCTCGCGCGTAAGGGCGCGGGTGCGCTGCAGCTGCTCAAGCTGGGCCAGCTCGGTCGCCTGTGCCAGGCGGCGGCGTTCCCAGATGGTCATCGGCGGTTCCCTTCGGACATGGCGGCGACCAGCATCATCACCGCGACGGGCACGGCGATCAGGACGGTCGCGACGATGGCGGCGATGCGCGCCAATCGGCGCGGCCAGGCGGCGGGCGCGGGGGCGGGCTGCATCAGAGCATCCCCAGCGATTGCATGTAGGTTTCGAGGATCGCCGTCTCTTCCTGGAAGGCGAGCTTCTCTTTCTTCCGGATCTTGCGGATGGACTCGAGCGCCTTCGCATCGAAGCCGCGGCCCTTTGCCTCGGCAAGCACGTCGGCGATGTCCTGGGCGATGCCATCCTTCTCCTCGTGCAGCCGTTCCAGCCGCTCGATCAGCAGGCGCATTTCCTCGGCCGCTGTTTCCCCGTTCGTCTTGATCGGATCGGGGACGTGCCGTGCCTTCTTGCCACGCTTCGCGGGCGCAGCAGGGACAAGGGTGAGGGTCGGGACATGGCGGGATTGCCCGCCGGCGCCGCGGACCATCCGCATGCTGAAGGCGGACATCAGCAGCGCTCCCCATCGGCGCAGCGGCTGCACAGGCCGGGCAGGGTCCAATCGCAGTCGCCGATCTCTTCGTGATGGCAGCGGTGATGGCGGTCGCAGCCGCACTGGCGGCAGATGATCGGGTGACGCTCGGGCGGGCGCGTCATCAGCTGGAAATAGACGTCGGAGCTGAAGCGGAAGGCGCCGTGCAGCGGATCGAGCAGGGTGACGTGGTTGGCGGTGGTGCCGGGCGTCTCGAGATCGCGGATCAGCGCGGCGACAGCGCTGCGCCGGCGGTGCCGCGGCTCGATCACCTCGGCGACCTGATCCACCGACTTGCCGGATGCCTTGCGGCAGATCCGGAGATAGTCGGCCGGGGTGAGCGGGGGCAGAAGATGGAAATCTGTGGGCGCGGGCGCCGGCTCGGAAAAGATGTGGGCGTGCAACATCAACGTGCGCTCCTCAATTCTTGGTGGCGGGTTGGTGATCGGGGTTGCGGAAGATCCAGCAGTTCACCGTCTTGCCGGTGATCGCGTTGGTCGGCCGGGAGGCGGCTTCGAACTTGCGGCGCTTGCTGGTCTTGAGCAGCTTCTTCAGCTCAAGGATGGTGCAGGGCAGCTGCAGGCGCAGATCGGCGCACCGCTGCTCGAAGCTGCCGAGGTGGATGGCGTGGACCTCGCGCGCGCGGCTGAGGTCGATCGGCCGCTCTGTCGCTTGGGTTTCCAGCGACTGGATGTGGTCGAATCGTTCCCAGAACAGCTCTACGTGCGGGTGGTCGCTTTCCACCGCGCGCTGGCGCTCCTCGAGCATGGTGAGGATGAAAGCCTGTGCGTCGGCAACCTGTCGCGCGGACAGGTTGGTCACGACCAAGAGCATCGCGTCCAGCATCGCGGCGAGCTGGGCGTGGTTCTTCACCAGGCGCCCGTTGCGGATGCCCTTGTGCTTGCCCATGGCCGCCTCGTGGCGGCGGAAGGCATCGCGATAGGCGGCGAGGATCGCGTCCTCGCGGCGTACGATGTGGATCAGGAAGCCGGAGACGGCCTCGACATCGGTGCGGGCGAGAGCTTCGCCGGCGGCCTTGCCTTCGGCGGAGAAGCGGCTCTTGTCGAAGTGGATCGCCATGATGCGCTCGCGCAGGGCGGGCGATGCGTCCACGCTGTCGTTCTGGGCGATGACGATCGCGCCGCGGAACGGCGGCTCGAAGGTTTCCATGCCGCCGTTGGCGATGGCGCGGGTGCGGACGGCGCGGCCGTTATAGGCGGTCTTCAGCTCGTCCCACTCGAAGCGGCGCCCGTGCGGCGTGTCCTGGTTGCGGTCGCCTTCGATCAGCACCACGGGCAGGTTGCCCACCTGCCCAAGCGTGCGGGCGATACCGGCGTTCGTCGCCTTGGTGGGGTCGAAACCCTCGTAGTTGGCGCGGCCCGCCAGCTTCCACAGGAACTCCAACAGCGTCGTCTTGCCGGTGCCGGGTAGGCCGGTCATTTCGAGAAAGGCGAGGCTGTCCTGTTCGCGGCGAATGTGGTCGGCGAAGAAGCTGAGCACCCAAAAGGCGAGGGTGACGATCCCCTTGGGGCCATAGGCAGTATCGAGAGCCCCGATCCAGCTGAGGTCCAGCTTGTCCGGATCGTAGGTCATGCGCAGGATGCGCTCGGTGGTGCGCAGCTTCACGTTCTGCTTGCCGAGCACGAAGAAGTCTTCGTCGTTGGGCTCGTAGACGCGGCCACGGTGCACCGCCCGATCGCCGAGGATCCAGGCGCCGTGCTCGATCGAATAGCCGGTGTGCTGGATCGCCTCGACCATGCGGATGTGCGACCATTGCCGCTGCATCAGCCGGTCGATCTGAAACTGCGAGCCGGTCCACTGCGCACCTGGCGCGATGGAGGCGAGCCGCTTCTTGAACTCGCCGTTGGTGGTGCACGCGCTGCCGGAGAAGGTGGCCTTGATGCTGGCGCGCTTCGGAAAATCGACGCGGAGGTAGTAATTGCCCTCCTCGATGTTCGGATCGCGCTGGAAGTAGAGCGTGCGGAAGGTGCAGTTCGCCAGCTCGTCGATGTCGATCGCCTCTTCCGCGGCGAGATCCCAGCGGGCCTGCGGCGACAGATCCTTGATGTGCGCGAGCTCGGGATCCTCGCTCTCCATCCACGCCGTCTGGATCTGATTGATCCGCTCGATCGAGAAGTTTGCCCAGAGCTGCTTGCCGGCGAAGGTGAGCGGGAAGGATGCGTAGCGCTCCTTCTTGTAGACCAGCATCGCCTTTTCCGTGGCGCTGGCGGCGATCGTCACGTCGCCGTTCCACAGATAATCCGCCAGGTGATCGGCGCTCAGCTCGCCGGCCTGGTGCAGATCGTTCCAGTCGAGCTTGTCGCCCTCGCCATCGACGCGGACCTGGGCAGCGCCGCAGTCGAGGTTCGCCTCGCGCGCCTTCTTCACGAACTCGCGGGTGTAGCGGACGCCGGCCTTGCCGACGTCGTAGGCGAAGATCAGCCTGGGGGTGCTGCGACCGATGCTCGCCGCGGCGACGCGCAGGGCATCGATGGCGGTGCCCGGGTAATTGTTGCACGACAGGGTGCTGACGGCGACGGCACCACGATCGCGGAAGGCCGGTGACTGGTTGAGGGCGATCGCGTCGAAGATGCCCTCCGCGATCCAGACCTCCTTCGCCTGGGCGAGCACCTCGGCGGTGTGCGCCGGCATCGTCCACCACAGGCCGGTGTATTTGGAGCCGAAGGCGAAGCGGGCCTTCTTCTTGCCGAAGCGCGCCGGCTGGTCGATCAGCCGTTCCCAATAGGTGTTGGCGGCACCAGGCAGGGGAAAGCGGACCGTGGCGGTGCTGAGGTTCAGCTCGCGATCATGGTAGCTTTCCTGCGTGTAGCAACCTCGCAGGCCCTGCAGATCGAAACCACGGGCGTGCTGCAGATAGGCGTCGGCGGCAGCGTGCGGGTTCTCCGGCGTGCGCTTGTGGCGCTTGGACCAGTCGTCGAAGATCTCGGGGTAGAGCGGCTTGACCTGGATCGTCTCGCCGCAATTGTTCTCCCGGCCGCAGCGCAGCACGAAGGGCTTGTCCGACCAGGTGAACAGCTCCCGCTTGTCGCATGCGGGGCACTTTCCCTCCTGCAGGAAGCGGCCCTTCTCCTTGAAGCCGAAGTCGGACTTCAGCCTGGAGAGGACGTCACGGAGGATATCGGGCTGCACGGGTGAGCGGTCTTTCGTGAGGGCCGGAGTGGCGCAGACAAGCAGAGGGCGTTCCCGGAAGCAGGGTGCGACCGGACGGATTGGGGGCAGACGGGATCAGGTGCGCCGGGTGGCGCTAAATGGGATCAGCTGGGGGCAGTTGTGGCCTCCCCGGCTGGCGGCGTGTCATCGTTGGCCGGAGGGGTCTCGTCATCATTGGCGGGCTTGCCCCGCCACTGGCCGAGCGGGAGAACGATCGCCGGGTTCGGCTTCGCGCTGGGGCGGAGCGTCCGGTAGATTGCGAGCTGGGCGATGAAGACGTGCCCGCATTCCGGGTTGTCGCAAACGAATCGGATCACGCGCGTGAGCGGATCTGCCTGCACGCTGTCCCGCGCGATGGCGCGCGTGTCGCAATGCGGGCAGGTGATGCCGGGCACGCGCGCGGCATAGGATCTCTTTGGTCGGTGCAGATGGATACTGGTCATTGGGAACCCCCGGCTTTCCCCGCGTCCGGCCCCGCGCCGAACGGTAGGAACTTTGCGAGTCTCGCCTTGACCGCCCCGATCGCGGTGTGAGCCTCATCCACCTGCACGAAAGCCCAGTGCTTCTCGCGCGGGGTGGAATTCGGTTGTGTGATGACAAGGGCGGCGGCGAGCCCTTCACCCGCCTCGCGTGTCGCCACGGTGATCTCCTGCAGCAGCTCGCGCTGGCAGGCGGTTTGCTCGGCAACACGAATGCCGAGCTGAAAATTGTACGCGTCGTGGAAGGGCGCGCCCTCTCCGCCGGCTGACTGGAAAGCGACGTCCAGCGCGAGCGCCTGCTCGATCGACGGCGTGGCCGTGCTCGACGGGTGCGCCCACTTGTAGACCAGCCGCTCGGAGCGCCGAACGATGCGGGCGGCGACCTTATAGCCGAGATGGCCTGCCACGCGCGTGGCGGCGTCGGCGAAGGTCTCGGGCGTGCGTGGCAGCGTCATGCGCGCGCTCGCCGGGGCAAAATGGCGTCCCGATCGCACGCGACGGTCGGGACGCCAGAATCTACGGAGCCGGGGTGATCGTCGATAGGAGGAGAGTTCGACGCGTGCTCCGCAGGGTAAATGTCAGGACGCAGCAGATGACGAGAAACGCCGGCCTCGCGCTCGACGATGAGAACGTGTTCTGCCGGCAGCCGCTTCCCGCTTTGCAGCCACTTCCACACCGCCGTCTGCGACACACCGCACAGACGCGCAAATGCGGACTGTGAGCCAACGCGCATGACCGATGCCTGTAGCGCCTCGAAAGGAGTTGCGTTCGCGTCCATACAACCGAGCTACAACCATGGATGTACCTCTGTCAACATCTACGCTTCCGTATCGCTAATAAACTTTGGTTGTAGGGTGGCGCCATGATCGTAATGGACCGCCTAGCTGCCCGGATGCGCGAGCTTGGACTTAGCCAGGCCGAGTTGGCGCGGCGTGTTGGGATATCGCAGCAGGCGATCGGCAAGCTGGTGAACGGCAAGTCAAGCAGTTCGCCAAATATCGGCAGGATTGCGGAAGTGCTGCAGACGACACCTGCCTACCTCGTCGGGCAGGTGGAAGATCCAGAGGAAGGCGCCATGCTGATGCCGACCGAGGAGGTGATCGCGGATCAGCTCGACCTGGTTGCCATTGATGAGATCGACCTCGCATTTGGCTTGGGCGCTACTCTGACTGACCAGGTGCCGGTGGTTGTAAGCAAGCGCCGCTTTCCTCGCGGTTGGCTAGAGGCACTGACCGACGCTCCGCCCAGCGCCTTGGTTTTCGCTCGCGGCCGGGGTGACTCCATGCTTCCGACGCTGCTCGACGGCGATATCGTTCTGATCGACAAGACACAGCGCTCCTTCCTCGAACAGGACGCGCTGTTCGCCCTGACGCTGGGCGACGCCGCCATGATTAAGCGTTTGCGCGCGCGCCCCTCCGGCCGGATCGCCATTCTCTCGGACAATCCGACGGTGCCAGCCGACGAGGTCGCACCTGACGAGATCAGGATCGTCGGCAGGGTGGTGTTCATCGGGCGGCGCATGTGAGGCGCCGGGCGGGGAGGTTGGCATGTTATTGTTGGTGATTTTGGCTTCGACTGCTGTTCCCAATTCTGAGACGTTGCAGCGTTGCGTTGACGCGGTGCATGCTGTGTCGCCCGCCGCGGATAACCTGTGCGCTGTGCCCTCCTCGTCTGTCGATCTCTTCTCCGGAGAGCAGCCCGATTGGGCTCGCTGTACGGATGCGATGGGGGCAGGAAGGCGCGTCGCCAAGGCGTCCGGATTGCCCAAGGTTATGCGCGATGGCCTCGTTCGAGACTTCGACAAGCGAATTGCTGCCTGCACGACAACAGCGCCGGCGCAGGATACGCCGGTACGCCCCACCACCAACCTTTGGGACTAGATGTTCGGTAACGGTACAGAGTTTCAGCAGGCATGGTGAAGTGAACGACATAAAGGCGCAGCTTCAGGTGTCGCGTGAGAAAGGCCGAGTTTGATCATAGAAGGCCGCAGCCACTCGTTCCTACGCAAGCGACTGCGTCGGAAGGTTCGACAAAGGGAGAAAAAGCACCAGCGTCGTCAGGGGCGCCGGCGCTGGCCTGCGGCGCAAAGTCGCGGTGCGCCTACGATTGTTCGCGTCCTGCTGCCGGCAGAGATGAACCTGCGGCGTTACTTCCTTCGTCAGCCGGTGCTTCGTGCGTGCGAGCTGTTCCGGAACGCCTACCTACGGGACAAGCGGGACGTCATCCTCGACTTCTCCCGTACCCGCCTCATCCAAGCCGATGCCATGCTGGTGCTGGTAGCAGAGGTCGACAGGGCCATGCGGATGGGCCTCACCAAGCAGGTGATCCGGTGCAAGTTGCCGAACGGCGTGGACCAGGAGTCGCAAATCGTATGCGAGGTTCTTGAGCAGGTCGAATTGTTGAAGCGAATTGGGCAACAATCGCCTGCCGCGAAGCGCCAAGACAACGACTTCCATGAAAGCGTTCGCCATTGGCGCTATGCCACGGGAACGCGCGTGGACGAAAAGCCCGGTGACGTCCTGGACCAGCATGAGGGGCGAATCAGCGAAGGGTTGATGACGGGGGTTCAAACCGGCTTGTCAGAAGCGTTAGTGAACAGCCTCCACCATGCGTATCGGGCCGACCGTCTGGATGGCTGTGCACCGTTCAATGAGCGGCGTTGGTGGATGTTCACGCGCGAGGCAAACGGCCTGCTCGACGTGCTTGTCTGTGACCTTGGTATCGGAATACCGCGTTCTTTGCCGCTCAGCTGGGACCGAAACCTGCTGAAGAAGCTCATGGGTATTTTTGGTAAGTCGTCACCTGATGTTGCGTCCATTCAGATGGCCCTGATATTAGGTGAGACCTCGACGGGTGAGGTGAACCGTGGCAAGGGCCTGCCGCAAATATGGAACGCAACCCGCACCTCGAGCGCTGGAAGCGTTGGAATCCTAAGCGGCAAGGCCTACGTTGGGTATGATGTCGCCAGCGGCGAAGAGTTTTCTGGCTCCTACGAGTCCAGCCTGCTCGGAACACTGGTGAACTGGACCTTCCCGGTCGATGCCGCGGACGCTGTTGATGGGTGAAACGATGATCATTGTCGCGAAGGATTTTTCGCGTGCACCTGCTGGTCGCTTCATCAGCGACGGGCCAAACTCGGGCACTCGCTTCCGCGACGATTACCTCGTTCCGGCGCTTAACCGCGGCGATGACGTGGTCGTGCAGCTTGATGGTGTTCGCGCTTATGGCTCCTCCTTCCTTGACGAGGCGTTCGGCGGCTTGAAGCGGATGGGGTATGCGGCGGCCGATCTGGTGAAGCGCATCAAGCTTCTATCCTCAGATCCTTCTCTTGTGGCGGAGATTCGGGGATATTGGAGCTAACCTCGGCGTTGCCCGACGTTTCGCCATACCTGCAATATTCCTTTATTCTACCAGCCGGGCTGACGATTCTCGGTTGGTTTGTTGTTGCCAGACAGACTGACAGGCGTGAGTTCCGCAAGGAGTTGCGCGAGCAACTGAAAGAACTGCGCACCAGCATGGATGAGGTGCGTCTCCGCTCGGCGGCCTACTGGTTATGGGAGGACGTGAAAACCTCCGGTCCATCCGCAATCGCCCTATCTTCTGAAGTCAAGCGCCTAAGCCGCTATCTGAGGAACTTGGAAAGCGCCGGTCTTCGGTTTGAATCCACCGGCTTGATCATTGCGATCAGAAGTCTCGCCACTGGCGGCGATTTCCAAAGCAGAAGCCGGGTGCGTAGCGAGGCCGACGAGGAGCGCCTCGAAGACCTCTCCGGCGCTATTGAGGATGCGCTATCCAGAGTGGACAACGCCTTCTACTCCTACTTCGCTCCTAGCAAGCGGCGGTGTCTTCGGTGGCTACCGCTAGGCGGCGCGCTGCTGATGGTACGGGAATAGCGTCCCTACTTTGTTTCGAGCTTAAGGCGAGTCTGAAAGCCGCGCTCGCTGAGATCGTGCGTCACTTCGGCGATCAGCCACGCGAGGGCATCGATCGCCGCTTTGTACCCGGAGACCGTCGCGTTCTGTTCCGGATGCAGATCGGCCCGGCCGTGCGCTAACGTAATCTCAAAGGATAGCGGCTCACGGCCGGCGCGGGTGTGCGCAGCCGTTGCCGCTCGCTTTGCCTCGGCCTCGGAGCCGTAGACACGCGACAGACGGCGGGCGCCCTTGGCCTCGCCGCTGGTGACGTGCTGGCGCTTCGCCCCCTTGCGATCGTGCCAGCTGGCGGTGACGCCGGTGACTTCCTCGCGGCGCTGGCGCTGGAATTGGTGTTGGTCGCCGTCGCTGCGGTGGATCGTCACGGCGCCGAGAGGCTTGCCCGTGGCGGTGACGCCGGCGCCGATCGGCGCGAAGATCAGGGCGCCGCGCTTGATGGTGGCCACGGCGTCGTGCTCGCGGCCGAGCCGCCGTAGGAAGGCGAGATCGCCCTCGCGGCTCTGCGCCTTGGCGGTGATGGGCAGAGCCGCGAGGCTGGCGGCGCAATGGGGCGTGAGGCCGTGGCGCTTGGCGATGTCGGCGACGATCGCGCCCAGGGTGGTGCCATGCCAACTCCGCTCCCGCCGGGTGGTGAGGTGGCCGGCGAAGTCGGCCGCGCGGGCGCGCACGGTGATGAGGTCGGGCGGGCCGGCATGGCTGACCTCGTCCACCAGGTACGTACCCTTGTCGACCAGGCCGGGCGTGACCTCGCTGCCTTGGTGCCAGCCCAGCCATACCTGGATGCGCGCGGCGGTCGGCGGCAGGGCAACGGCGCCGTCCGTGTCATCGATCACGAGGTCGAGCTGGTCGGCTTCCTCGCCGCGCCTTTCCGAAATCGAGAGCGAGACGAGGCGTGGACGGGGCGGCCTGCCGTTCGGCTGCGGCACCTGGCCGCGTAGCATGGGAGTGATATCCTTGCCGTCCACGACAACGCGGATCGCGGGAATGGCGACGATCATCGCGGATCCACGTCCACGCGCAGCAGCTCGATCGCAAAGTCGATCTGGCGCGGCGTGCCATCGGGGAGGAAGTGCTTGCCGCGGTCGTCCACGCCGGTGATGACATAGGCTCCGTAGATATAGCCGAGGCCATCGACCAGCGCCCAGGCGTCGCCGGTCGCGGCCATGCGGCGCAACTCGTCCAAGGAAACGCTGCCGTCGGCGATCTCGAGGAAGACGGAGCCGGGCAGGCTGATCGTCTCCTCGCCCGGGCCGACGAACTGCGTTGCATCGCGCGCGCCGATGCGCGGCGTTGTCGCCTGCCGCCAGCTGGTGCGGCGCTGCAGCTCGTCATGCGCGAGCGTATCGATGCCGAAGGGAAAGGTGCCGAGCGCCAGTAACATGGATCAGTCTTCCCAATCGGGGCGATCGGCGAAGGCCGCATACTGGCCTGCGGTCTTCTGCCGCTGTGCCTCGCCGAGCTTCCGCGCGACGATCTCGCCGAGCTGCTCCTCGCTCTGCCCCGGCGCGCCGTAGATCTTGATGACGATCGGCGCGGGCTGTGCGGCGGGTGCGCGGCCATTATCGTTGCCGGGCGGCCCTGCCGCGGGCGCCCCGATCGCCAGCGCCGGGGCGGCCGTGCCGGTGACGATCGCGGCCGAGAGGCGGCGGGACAGGCCATCCAGGCGCCGCACCGGCTCGCTCTCCTGCGCGGCGATGCCGTTCGTGAGGCCGTCCACGATGTTGCCGCCGAAGCCATGGAAGACGCGGCTGGGCGAGTGGATGCCGAGCTTTGCCCTGAACCAGCCCGCGGCCGAGCTGGCGACACCGACGATGCCGCTCTTGAGCGCGCCGAGCATGCCGAAGATCCCGCGAATGAGGCCGGAGATCATGTCGCGGCCGAACTGCGTGAAGCGGGCGGGCAGGGTGGCGAACCACCCGAGGGCGGCCCGGGTGACGCCCTTGACGCCCTCCCACTGCGCGCCGAACCAACCGGTGATGTTCCCCCAGTTGGCATAGAGGGCGTAAGCGGCAGCGCCGATCGCCGTGACGCCGAGAAGCACGCCGGCAGCGATGCCGATCACGGGCAGGAGCCCGATGCCGAGCGCACCGGCGGCGAAGGACAGGGCCGCGAAGGGCGCGATCAGGCCGGCGATCAGGATCGCTCCGCCGCCCAGCACCAGGAAGAGAGCGGCGAAGGCGGCAGCGCCGACCATGATCGACTTGCTCAGCAGGGGATGGCGCGCGTTTACGTCGCCGATCCAATTGGCGAAGGCGTTTGCCTTCACCACCAGGTTGTTCACGGTTGGCAGCAGCTGGGCGCCGAGCGTCACCGCCAGTGCCGTGGCGTTCACCTTCAGCTGCTTGGACTGCTCGGCCGAGTCCTTCATCCGCTCGGCAAAGTCGCGGTCCGTGGTGCCGTCCGCGCCGGCGGCCTCCGCCCGGATGCGGCGGAACTCCTCCAAGTTCTGGATGAGAGGGCGCAGGCCCTGCTGCACCTGCGCATCCTCGAACAGGTAGCCGAGCCTCGACAGATCGCCGTTCAGCGTCTTGTTCGTGATCTCGGCAATGGCTTCGAGCGGCGTCTTGCCCTCCTTGTAGGCCTTCTTCAGCGCGTTGGGCAGGTTCACGCCCATCTTCTCGAAGGCCCTGTTGGTGGCGGGCGAGGCGATCTTCTGCAGGACGTTGGACAGGTTGGTGCCGGCGCTCGCCGCGTCGCCGGCGCCCTTGCGCGCGATCTGGAGCCCCGCGGCGAGATCCGCCACGGCGCCGGTGCCGGTCTGCCCGAGCCCCTGATAGGCCGCGGTGAGCGCGGGAAAATACTGCGCCATGTCCTTGATCTCGAACGCGCCTGCCTTGCCGGCGGTCGCCATGATGTCGATCACCTTCTGCGTCTGGGCGATCGGCACCTTGAGATTGTCCGTGGCTGCATAGCCGGCATTGGCCAGGTCCGAGATCTCGGCCTTGTAGGCGGTCGCCGCGCGGCCGATCGGCGCCATCATGGCAACGGCGTCGGGCACCTTGGCGCCGAGGCCAGCCAGCGTATCCACGCCGGCCTGCAGGTCGCCGGGCATCTGGTTGGCGGCGCGCGCCGCGATGAGGAGGTTACGGCCGAGCTTCTCCGACGCGGCACGGGGCAGGTCGGCCTTTTGCCCGATGTCGGTCATCACCGATTCGAACTCCTGCGCGGCAGTGACCGCGCGGACCAGAGGTGCGCCGATCGCCACGCCGGTCGCGATGCCGGCCGCGCCACTGGCGGCGAGTCCGGCGGCACGGCCCTGAATTCGATCGAACCGGGCACGCCCACTCGCCATCCGCCTTTCGCGATCGGCCAGGCGGGTCAGGCGGCGACCCTGCTCCTCGACTTCGCTCGTCGTCTGCTCAACAGACCGGCGCAGATCTCGCTGGTGGCGCGATAGCGAGGTAGTTTCGATGCCGGCGCCGCGCAGCCGATCGCGCAAGGTGCTGAGCTGCTGACCTTCAGCCTGGTGCTGACGTTCCAGTCGCTGCGCTTCAGTTCGAGCGCGGGAGAACTCTCGGGTGAGCGCGCGACTGGGGTTCTGCGTCTCTGCGATCTGTCGGCCGAGCTGCTGCACCCGCGCCTGCGCGCTGTGCATCTCCTGCTCGGTCGAGCGCAGGCCCATCTTGAGGGAGCGAAAGCCTTTAATATCCTCCGCGGATTGCTCGAGCCTCTCGAGCCGTTCCCTGGTGGTGGCGAGCGCACGGCTCGCTGCCGCGCTGCCGCCGGCGATATCACGGAGTGGGCGGGAGACGCGGTCTCCCGCCTCGATCATCAGGCGCAGGCGCAGGTTACGATCCACGGCTTTGCTCCGGATTGTGGCGCTGGGCGGCGCGATCACGCCATTGCATCAGCTCGGCGACGGAAAGATCGTCCATGGCCGCGGGCGGCCAGTGAAAGACGAAGGCGATGTCGGCCATCGGCCCTTCTACGCGCTCGGGAAGAGCGCCTCCTTCGTCGCAGTCGGCAGCAAAAAATCGACGAACTCCCCCGCGATCTGGGTCACGTCGGCCGGGTCCATGGCGTCGATCAGGTGCGGGTGGAGGATCGGCGTGGTGCAGCGAGGGGCGACAAGGCGGACCTGATCGAAGTCCATGCGCACGAGACCGCCCAGGTTGGAGCCGCGCAGGGCTCCGCCCATCGGCTTGGCGACACGGATGCGCGTGCCGGCGGGCAACACCACCTTGTCGGCGATCACGATGTCATGTTCGAGGTCGAACTCCCCAGGAACACGAACAGGGGGGACGCGGGAGGGCGGAGTGTCGATCTGGTCGGTCATGAAGCAAATCCTGCAAAGGCTTGGCGCCGGCCGCATGGTGCGGTCGCCGGCGCCGGAGAGAGGGGATGAGGCGGCGCCTATTCGAGGCCCATCGCCGCGCGATGTTCGGCCATCAGGTCCACGCCGCCGACGAACTCGACCATCCCGAGCACGTCGATCTCGATCTCGGTGACGCCGTTCCAGACCAGCTTGTAGTAGCTGAGCTGGCTCTTGACCTTGAACTCGGAGGATTCCCCGGGCTTCCACTCGCCCATGTCGATCTCTTCGTGCCGGCCGCGCGTGACGATCTCGACCGTGTCGACCTGGCCGGTGTCATCGTTCTGGAAGCTGCCGACGAAGCGCTGCAGCACGCCGCCCAGCTGCAGCATGCCGTGCTGGCGCAGGATATCGCGCATGGGGCCGCCATAGGTGGCCTCCATTTCGAGCGGCTCGCCGCCCATGTCGATCTTCACCGGGCGGTTCATGCCGCCGCCGCGATAGTCCTCGAGCTTGCGGGTGAGCTTGGGCACGGTGATCGAGACGGTCTCGCCGATATAGGCCTGCCCTTCGTTGAAGGTCATGGCCTGCTTGAGCTTGGAGGGGAACGCCATGGAGCGGGATCCTTGTGGTGGTCAGGGGGAGAGCGGGGCGACCGGCGATCAGGCAGCGGTGGCGAGGCTGGTGAAGTCGGCGAAGAACTCGTCCGTGATCTCCTGCTCGAGCCCGAGCGCCTCCAAGGGCGGCACGAAGGTGTAGCGATAGGAGATCGTGACCTTGCCGAGCTTGAGGCTGGCGACCGGGTTCTTGTCGGGCACGAACTCGGCCGCGCCGCCCAGCAGCTGGCCGGCGCGCTTCAGGGCGCGGAGCTTCTCGTTGATCTGCTCGACGATATCCTTTGCCAAGCTGGGCAGCAGCGGCTTGTCGATCGCCCAGATCAGGCCGAGCGCGACGGTGTCGGCGAGGATCTGGGCGGTGCGGGCCGCGCTCTCGAAGGCGAAGTCGCTGTCCTTCAGCGCGCAGGTGCGGTTGCCCCAGAATCGCAGGGCGCCGCCCAGGCGGACAACGGTGACCAGCTCGGAGGCGTTCAGCACGTTGGCGTCGGACGCCTCGTCCTGGACGTCGAAGGTCACGTCTGCGGTGAGCCCGTCGATGTCGTTGAGCGCGACGTTCGAGAGCGTCTTGTGCCAGCCCTGCGCCTGGTCGATCGCCACGCGGGCGCCCATGGCGACGGCAGCGACCGGCACGGGGATGCTGGCGCCGTTTGCGCCATAGGGGGCGGTGACGCCCGGCCAAAGCAGCGTCAGCTCGCGCGCGTCGGGGAAGAGGGCGCGGTGGGCGATGGCCTCGCCGCGATCGTCGCCGATCGCCGCGGCATAGACGCGCGCGCGCAGCTTCTTGGCGACTGCGACCAGGCCGGTGGTGACCGCCTCGTCTTCAAGGCCGGGGGCGCCGATGATACGCGGGTGCAGATCGAGCTGCGCCGAGGCGGTGAGCAGCGCCTGCATGCCCGTCTTAACGCCGGCCTCGTCCGTGCCGATCACGGCGGTTGCGGTCGCGCCTGCATTGGCGCCTGGCGCCACGCGCACTACGACGATCGGCGCGGTGACCTGGCCGGCGATACCGCGCAGGGCAGCAGCGAGCGTGCCCGTGGCGCCGGCCTTGGCGATGGCGTCGGCGATGTTGGTCACCTTGACGGCGGTGTCGAGGGGGAAGGCGCCGGCGACCGCGTCGGGCGCCGTGGCGACTAGGCCGATCACGGCCGTGGCGATGGTGGCGATCGAGCGCGAGGGGTTCTTCACCTCGTTGACGCGGATCCCGTGAAGAAAGCTCATGGCTGGGCCTTTCGAGTGAGCGCCGACAGGGCGCGGATGGTGGAGGAGACGGAGAAGGGCGGGGCGCCCGGCACGTCCGTGCGGCGGCCGGTAACGGTGAGGACGGCCGATTGCGGCGTGTCGCCGGCGGAAAGCTGCACGCGCCGGATGCGGGCGCGGCCCTCCTGGCGCATCAGCGCCTGGGCTGCCGCGGCGAAGATCCGCAGGCGGCCGAGCGGGTTGTTCGGCTGGTCGAGCAGCTCGGGCACGCTGCTGCCATAGTCGCGGCGCCCGCAGCGCGTGCCGATCGGCGTGCCGATGATGTCGGCGATCGACTGCGCCAGGTGATCGGCGCCGGCCAGCGGCTTGCCGGTGTGGCGGTCCATGCCGTTCATTGCGGCGGCCCCGAAATCCCGCCGCCCGCCTGGACGCCGGTATGCTTGTGGCTCTTGAGGCTCTTGCCGCCGGCGACCACGTCATCGCTGGCGGTGAGCTTTCCTTGCAGATCCACGTCGCCTTCGACACGCAAGGGGCCTTTGAGGGTGATGCCGCCGCGAGCCTCAATGACGGCGGTGCCGCCGTCCGCAAGCGCGGCGTCGAGCGCGTGCTGCACGGGGTCGTAGCGGAGGACGGCGCCGTCCCCGAACATCAGGACGGTGGAGGTGTCGTTGCCGGCGTGCGGGTTGGCGTCGCTCGACAAGCTACCGAGGATGATGCCGCGGGTGGTATCGGCCTCCGGGCAGAGCAGGAGCACCTGTTCGCCGATCGAGGGGGGCGACCAGGCGCTCGTCTTGCCGAGGCGGGGTGCCAGCCAGGGCACGTCACCAGTGAGCAGATCCTCGCCGTCCTCGCCTTCGCCGACGAGCTGGACACGGGCGGTGCCAGCGGCGAGATCGACAGACACGACAACGCCTTCGCGCGCGAGATCGCCGATCAGCCGTTGAATGTCGCGGGGGTCCGCCATGGCAGCGACCATGCGCGGCCGGGTCGGAGAGGCGAGGGGGCGGTCGTGTAGAATGGCTTTCTACACGAGCTGCCCCGGCTCACTTATTAGGCGAGACCTACGTCATAGAGGTTCCCCGCGCGACTGGATCCCTGCACCCAGGAGAACGTGTAGGACAGAAAACGCACTGGATCGTCTGCCGCGACACCCTGCACGTTGGCAAAGATCTGAAGCGCCTGCGATGTCTGGCCGGTGATGCCGATCGCCAGCGTGGCCCCGCCCTCGACATCAGCGGATTGTACCAATTTCACGCTGCCGTCCAAGGCGAGACCGGCGAGCGATCGGACCACAACCAGGTATTCCCGGGAGAACGTGGTGTACCCGACGCCGTTGACGTCGATGCGGGCAAAAGTCGTCGTCAGTCGCCCGGTCAGCACGTTGAGATTCGAGACAACCGGCAGAGCATCCGAAAGGTTTATCGTCAGCAGGTAATTCAGGCCGAGGACCGGCGTGATCTGCTTCGATGTGAGTTGCCCCGCGCGGATAGAGTGGACGAGGTTGCGGTTGTGCCCCCGGACCTGGGCCTGCGAGGGCACGCGGGTTGGCAGATAAAAGTCGCAGTCCGTGAAGGAAATGGCGCCCTCTACATCCCAGCCGTACGGGACTTCGCCGACCGCCTGGGTGAAGTGGCAGCTAGTGAAGGCGATGGTGCCTCCGTTCGCGAGCGCCGCCCCGAGACCACCGGTTCTGCGGCTGCGCAGCAGGACCGGATGGGTGTTCTCGAAATAGCAGGAGATGAAGCTGATGTTGCGGACGTTCTGAAGATTGATCGTCGCCTTGTCGGGCTGCGTGGAATCACCGCCACCCTCGAAGCGCGTGCCTACGCAGACGAGTGCCTCGACGCCGTTCAGGTCAAGTGCGGCCTCAGCCAGATTCTTGAACGCTCCACCGAAAATGAAGATGGCGTTGCTGGTATGCTCCTTCACCCAAATGCCGCGGGTGCATTGGTCGAACTCGACGTTCCTCAACTCGGTGGTCTGGAACAGCCGCTCGCAAACGATCCCGGCCTGTGTCTGGCCGAAGAACGTCACGTCCTGGAACCTGATATCGTCGCAGCCGCCAGTGGCGTCGATATGATATCCGGCGGTCCCACCCCACAAAGCGATCTGGCGAATGGTTTGGAAAAGAGCGCCACCGGAATCGGCGTTCGTCAGGAGAGGAAAGGCACGGTTCCCATCCACGTAGCTCTGCAGCTTCGTTGCGCGTGGCCCGTCGCCGGACAGGACGGCGCTGTTCGGCATCTTGAAGGATCGTGTCTGGCTATATTGCCCTCGGGGCAGATGGGCGTGTCCGGCGACATCGCGATGATCCGATGCGCTCTGCGCGAACAGCTGTTCGAGGATGGTGGTGGCGTCTTCCGCGTATTCGCCGCGCAGGCCCGCGATGAAGGCGTCGAGCTGCGACGAGCCGGTGATGCGATCCAGCGCGGTGCCAGCGGAGATCTGACGATACGAAACGCTGTTCGCATTCTGTCGGACCAGCGCACCTGTGGCCAGCGGCACCGCAGTCAGCTTGACCTTGTCGCCGCTCACGAAGTCAGCGGCGTACTGGACACCGCTGAAATCCCCGAGCTTGTAGAAATAGGGGGCCGCCGGGAACCCGCTGGTGTCTGCAGCGTCGGGCGCGAAATGGTACGACCGGTTTGTAACCGGGGCCGCCTGGAGAGCGGCAAGGCGGGTGTAGGTGCTGTTGGCCGGCCCGGTGTCCCCCTGGTCGCCCTTGTACCATGCTTGCAGATAGGGAACGATCGCGCTGCGCAGGACCGCCAGCGTCATGCGCTTGGCGGTGCCGCCCTGCACGACGGGCAGGATTTCCCCGCCGGCGAGATCCTCGGCGATCGGCATCGTGGAAATCTTGGCCATCGTCGTCAGATCCGCATGATGAAGAAGAGGGCAAGCGACGGCTGGGTCACGTCCAGCGTCACCGAATGGCGATGATCGGGGACGGCATCGATCGTGACGGGGTGGGCGTGACCGGGATCCTGCAGCGATGCACTGGTCACCGATTTGCCGCTGCCGCCACCGGCCGTCTGGTTCGATACGGGCGCGCTGACGGTGACGCCGGTTGTCGCACTGTCGGTGCGGCCCGTGGGGGTATGCCCGCCGGCATTGGTCGTTTCCGCCGTGCAAGAAGACCCGCCGAACTTCTCGCCAAGCTCGCGGGCGCCGCCGGCGCCGACCGGCACGCGATCGCGCAGATCGGGCAGGGTGATCGGGCCGGAGCCGTCGCTGCGCTGCACCTTTCGGCCGTCGCAGATCGCCCAGCCGGACGGGACCCCGTTCGCAGCGCCGAACCAAAGAGTGGTGACGCCGACCGGCAGGAAGGCGCGAAGGCCCAGCGGCGTGACGAAAGCGTGATCTTCCGTACCGGCCGCCACCTGGTCTCGTGAGGCGATCTTGGCGACGCCTGCCGTTTCCCGCGTGGCCGGCGGGTTCAGGAAGTTGGTGTCTCCGAAGCGCAGCTCTGCCGTGGTGCCGGTTGGAAAGGCGATGTCGAGCGCCACCAGCATGGTGGTGAGAGGCGATTTCTCAACGATCGCCTCGTCCTGCCCATAGACACCGAAGAGGGTGCCATCGGCGAGAAATAGCCCGAAGCCGGTTGCGCTGTACCCGACTTCCGCTTCGTCGCGCACGGTCATATGAACGACATTGTCGCCGATCGCCGAGCCGGAAATGGTGTTGATGCGTCGGAATTCGCCGGGCAGCACCTCCAAGGTGGGCGCCGCTACGAACGGAGCGGCGGTGAGGCCGACGCTGGAGATAGTGAGATCGAGATCCTGGTCGAGCTGTGCCGCGGTGAAGCGCTGCAAACCGGCGAGAGTGATGACGAGCGCAAGGGGCGTCATGGAGTGGTATCCAGAAAGGAGTTGTGATCGTCCTGCAGCGGCTCCCCGGTCTCGTCGGTGAGCAGCGCGGCCCAAGGCTGGCTGCGGTCCTCGGTGAATGCCATCTCGTGGCGAGCGAAGCTGGCGACGCGGGCGGCGCCTGCGATGCCGATGAAGCTGGCGACGGTGAGCTGCTGCACCATCTGGAAATGCTCGCGCAGCGGCTTGACGCGGTGTACCTCGGTGAGGATCGCCTCTGCGAAGCGCGCGGTACTGCGCTCGCCGCCCTTGCCGTCGAGCGGCAGGATCACGTCAAAGGTGTGCGGATCACGTCGCGGCTGCGCCTGATGCCATTCGACCAGTTCGAGCAGCCGATCGAAACGGTCGAGCACGGTACGCAGCGAGGCGCGCGTGCCCTTGCGACGGTGCAGCTCGATCGACTGGGCGACCGCGGCGCGCTTCATGGTTTCGGTCCAGCTCGCATCCCAGCCGTCGACCGCCAGCGACCAGGCGAGCCATGGCAGGATTTCGGTCGAACAGAGCGCCGGATCCCAGAGGCTGGCGAGATTCGCTTCGATCTCGGCCGCGCGGGCGGTCGCCAGCTCGACGGAGCGTTCGAGCGGGGTGGCGTTCGGCGGGAGGAGCGAGGTGGCGTCAGCCATCATAGCCGCCGTGCGTGAGCGCGATCGAGCTGCACCAGGCGGCCTGTCGTGGGTCGCAGACGATGTCGGCGCTCGGCTGGGCGAGCACCACGCGCTGCACGCCCGGCACCGTCAGGGCGGCGTAGAGGCCGGAGAGCGTCACGTCGCGGCCGAGTTTGCGGCTGTCGGCGAGATAGGCGTCGAGCGACGTGCGCGAGGCGGCGAGCAGCAGCGCGGCGTCGGGGCCGGAATAGGTGTAGATCTGCGCCTCGATAGCGAACGGCACGACCTGCGCGCTGGCGACGGTGACAAGGTCTCCGAGCGGCCGGATCGTGTCGGCGGTGACGATCGCGGCGACGGCGGCGGTCAGCTCGGGCGAAGCGGCGCCGTTCCCGATCGCCGACAGGACAGAGACGAGCACCTCGCCCGGCGCCGGGCTGATCGCACTAGCGTCGAGCACGTCCGGATGCGCCGACTTGGCGTGGAAGACATAGGCGAGCCGCGGGCCGGCGACGGAGAAGGCGTTGGGGGCGAGCACGATGCGCTTGCGGAAGGGATCGTCGGCCTCGGCATCCAGGCGTGAGACGCCGACGAGCGCCGCCAGCTGATCGAGGTTGGCGCCCGTGGCATAGGCGGTCATCACCTGCCGAGCGCGTTCGTTGAAGGTCTGGCGGAGCAGCAGCTCGCGGTATGCGGCCGCCTGCAGCACCTTCACCGCGGGATCGGAATCGACCGTGGCATCAAAGCCGGGCAGGCGCACCTGCAACTCGGCGATCATCTGCGCGAGGATCGTCTCGTAATCGAGCTGCTCTACGATCGTCGGCGCGGGCAGGCGCGAGAGATCGACGGTGGAGAGGGTCGGCGCGAGCATGGTGCCCGCCTTGGTTGGGCGGGCGCGGGTGCGTGGCTAGGCGTCGCTCATGTAGAATTGCATTCTACATGGGGAGCGTGATCGTCCTGAGCATCGGGTTGTCCATGGACGTCTCGTCCGGGTTTCGATCCTTGTAGGCATCCCAAGCGGCCTGGAGTGCCTCGCCGAGAGCCCTCCAAACTTCCTTGTCGTGAACCTTGTTTTCGATAAAGAAGTAGAAGTCCGCCTGCGTAATCTCACGAACGTCCCGCATTACTTCGACGTGGGTTGTTAACTCGCGCTCCTTCGCGTGGCCGCCCAACGCTGCTCGCATGCCCGCGACGAACCTGGCCGCGCCTGCCGGTGATCCGTCAGCAAGCTGCAGAGTGACGATGCAGCCAAAATGGTCACCATCCCATGTCTTTCCATTAGAATACTTGATTCTGATGTAAAAGCCAGTTTGACTCCGCGATATATAACAATAGGCGTATTGCTTATCTTGGTATGTGTGCTGGATTTGCCCGCTTCCGGAATCATCCAATTGTATGGACATAAACTCTCCTGCTCCTTGTTGCCCTATTGTCTAGTATGACAATCGGGTGAAAGAGCGTCTATATTCTGTGACGCACTCTGTAGATCATCATCCTTTCGAGACATGCTCCAGCAGGATATCCAGCGCGCGCCCACGCTCCCGTTCGGTAAGCCCCAGCAGCCCGCGTTGCGCGTAGCGGATCTTGCGGGCGCCGAGGGTCGGCGCATCCATCAACCCGTCCTGGTGGATGCGTGCGACCTCGGCCGCGCGGCCGGTGAAGCCGATCCATGCCTCGGTATCGGTCGCATCGGAGCGCAGGTAACGGGCGGAGCGCAGCTTGCGGAACATGGCGCGGCGGCGGATCTGGCCGCGCCGGCGGAGCTTGCCGGCGCCGGCGTTCTGCTCTTCCGGCGCGACGGGCAGCCATTGCGCCACCTTGTCCCAGAAGAAACTGCGGATCGCGCCGGCCTCGGTGTCGAAGCCGGTGAGCAGCGGTCCCTGGCGAACCCAGCTCTTCATAAACACGACACGGGGCTCGGCTGCGCCTTTGGGGTAGAGGAAGCGCACGGCGTGGGTGCCCGGCTTCTGCTCGCGGCGCTCCCGGCGTGCTGCAAAGGGCGAGCCGTCCGGATTGCGCTGGGCGGCGATGCGATCGGACTGGCTGGCGCGGATCTCGCGCGCCATACGCCGGAGGAGCGAGCGGCGCTCGGCCGGCGACAGGCTGCGTAGAAGAGCACCGGCGAGCTGCTCTACGGGCGCGAAGTCGTCGGTCACCGGTTCGAGCTGGCGACCAGCTGCACGGTGCCGTCCGCGAGATCCTCGGCGAGGCCCGCGAGAAGGCTGACGCCGGTGACGCCGGCAAACTCGTCCGCGGACTGCACGTCCGACAAATGCTCGGTGCGCAGACCGCCCGCTGTGCGCTCCACGCGCACCCGCTCTGTCAGCTCGATCGCGATCGACACGTCTGCGGTGTTGCCGTCGAGGATTTCGACCTCGAAGGAGAAGGGCTCTTGCCCGTCGCGGAACAGCAGATCGGGCTGCTCGCGCGCGATCCACGCCAGCACCGGCACCATGAGCGCGTCCACGTCGCCGGCATAGTCCATGACGACGAGGGAGAGGGTGTAGCGGTATTCGAAGGACAGGCTGGCGGTGCCGCGCGACGCCACGCTGCCCTTGTCGACGAACAGGGCGAGCTTGTCCGGCGCGGCGGCAAGGTCCGGCACGGCTTCGAGGAGGATGGATTTCAGACTCTCGGGTTTCTTCATGGACAGCTACTCGCAGCGGATCGCGCAGGTGAGCGTCTCGCGCTCGCCGGCCGCGGTTTCGATTGTCATGGTGACGCGGGTTACCGAACGCGGCGTGCCGCCCTCGACCCAGACACCAACCACCTGGCCGTCATGTCCATCCAGCGTAACGGTCGCCGAGCCGGATAGCGGCGCCAGCTGCACCTGCGCGATGGTGTCGCCAGCCAGCCAGTCGCTCCAATCGGCAGCACGGCGCACGCGGGCGCTCGCGCCCTTGGCTCCCCAGGCGATCTCCATGATAATCCTTTCCGGTACGATGATGGTGCGCAGCAGCGGCGGGACGATCGCCAGGCGCTGCACGCCACGAACAAGGGCGATTTCGGCGGCACGGGGCGGCTGAAATGCTGGGAGCACAGCAGCCGTGGCGGCACTCGTGCAGGTGACGGACCCGAAGCCAGCGCGGAGGTTGCCGCTGACCGGTGTTTCGGAAATCGAAGTCGCGGTGACGTGGGCCAGCGAAGCAGCGAAGGTTGCGCAGACCTGCCCGTTGCCCTCGCCGCTCAACCATACGGCGCCAAGCGAGGGCGTGCACGTCGCCGATACGTGCACCAGGCCCGCACCGGAACCTGCTACCGCGCCAAGAACGATCGCCGCATCGGCCGTCCGGGCCTGCGCTCCCGCGGCCGATGAGATCAACGTGACGGCGCCGAGGGCGGGCGCAGCCACGGCCTGAAGCGCAATATCCGCCGCCGACACCGTGGAAATGGGAGCGAGTACGCCAAAGGCTGCGGCCCGGACGGACACCTCCCCCCCTGAGGCTACGCTGATGGCGTCAAGCGCTGCGGGCACCTCCGCCACGATACGAGTGGAGCCGCTCGCCGTGGACACTATGCTGCCGAAAACATTGCTTGCCGCGGCCCTGGCGAGCACAGCACCACCACTCGCCATGTCGATCGGAGCGAGCGCGCTGGTGGCCCCGGCCGAGATCAAGGCAGCGGCTGCAGCGGCGATCCCGACCGCCGACAATGTCGCGGCAGCCGTTGCCATCGCAACCGCGCCGGTCGCTGCGGCTCGCAGCTCCACTGCAGCCGTGCGGTAACGGAACCCGGTCGCACCGCCGGAACTTGTCGCCGGAAAGCTCGTCACGCCGGCAGCAGTGTCGAAGGCGGTGGAACGGCTGGCCGAGCTGTTGGCGATGTTCCCCCGCTGGGTCAGCCCCGGGAACGTAGCCGTGCCGAGATTGGTGTTGTTCGTTCTCCAACCGGCAAAAGCGGCGATCCAGGAACTGCCATCAGCAACCGCCATTGTGATGGCGGGGAAGGTCACGTCAGCCGTCGCGTTCAGGGTGGAGGTGCCGCCGATGGGTGTGCTTGGGTCTACGCCGCGGTAGACATGCGCAATAACTTCTTCGGCGTTGGTCCATTCGCCAGCCGTTTCAGCGCCGGACGCGGCGATCTTGTATGCAAGCCGGGAAGATTGCGAGTTCGCGCCTGTGCCGCTCTGGGCCGCCGCCGCGGTGAAACCTGGTGCGAGCGGGATCGTGTTGGCATTGCTCGTGCCTTGATAGGACCAGACGAGGATCAGGTCGCCGGCCTGGTGCGGCGGGAGGACAACCGAGCTGCCTCCTTCGGCCGCCGCACCCACAAAGCTGATCGCCATGGCCTATACTCGGCTCAGGCGTTCGGCGCCGTCAGCGTGAAGCTGTTGACGACGAAATCCTGCCCCGTGGCGAGGCTGGTATTGTCGAGCGTCATGTCGCCACCACCGCCGGTCACGGTGATCGTGCCCTGAATATGGCAGGTTGTGCCGTCCGCCGCATAGATCCGGAAGTGCCCGGCCGTGCCCGTGGCGTCCGCGGCAGTATCTTCCCAGGTGCCGCTCTTGGTCTTGGTTCCGCCGGCAGCTGCGGCCATCCAGTCGGCAGGGAGAGCGACAGTCGCCAGCGCGGTGCCGCTGTCGGCAGCAGATGGAGACGCGGGCACTGCGCCCGTGCGGATCTTCAGAATGGCCGAGGCGCCCGCGGCGGCCTCGATCGCGTCGAGCAGGGCATTGCGGGCGGCAGTGGAGAGCTGAAGCACGTTGAGTTCCTTTGAAGGTCAGTGAGGGGCGGCGGGGCAGGGCGTCCCCGTCCAGGCGATCAGGCGATCGAGCTGGTTGGCGTTCGCGGCGAAGGCGCGGGCGAGGCGGATGATGCCGGCGCGGATCGCAGTCGGGATCTGTGCCACCAGCGCCGGGTTCTCCGGCAGGCCTTCCGGCCGGGCGGCGCAGCGGGTCAGCTCGGCAGGTGGCGTGTCCTTCACCGGCACGGCGACGGGCACCGGCTGCGACACAGCGACCTCAACGGGCTGGCGCAGGGCGCAGGCCTGCAACGCCGTTGACAGCAGCAAACCACTCGCGATCCACGAGATTGCGACGTTCCGCTTCATTTTCGGCGATCTCCATCTTCATTGCCGCGGTCCGCGCGGCTTCGGCCGCGGAGCGCGCGGCGAGGGTGTCGCCGGCCTGGCGGGCATCATGGTCCTTGAGCGCCTGCGCGAGCGTGGCGGCGGTCGCCTGGTCGGTTTCGGCGCGAAAGCGCTGCAGGCCGGCCACGGTGCGCTGGCAGACGGCGCCGCGTTCATGCGCGACGGTGACGCGCTTGCCGCCGATCGCCGTCTCGGCCGTGCTTGAGGCGGCGAAATCGACGCCGGCGCCCGCGCAGATCAGCTCGGCCGTGTGGGCGAGTTGGTCCCGCTCCGCGCGCACCTGCTGGAAGAGGACGTAGAGCCAGCAGCCGGCGCCAGCCACGGCGAGCAGGACGAGGAACGCGGCGTGCGTTTTCACCTGGGCGAGCAGCGGGGACAACAGACGGCGGATCATCGCGGCAAATCCTTCAGGCAAAGGTCACGCTCGGCCCGGCGCCGGCGATCGAGGCCGGTCACGACCTTGCCGTTCGCCTTGTTCCACATCACGAACGCGTCGCACGCCGCCCGCCACTGGCCGGCGTCGAAGCGACGATCGACGGTGGACCCGCAATAAGCGCCGGTGCCGATGTTGTAGGCAAGGCTGATCGCCGCGGAGAGCTGGTTGGGGTGGCCGCGGAGCGAGGGCGTGCAGGCGAGCACCGGCTCGGCATGGCGGATCAAGGCGGCCTCGTTGCGGGCGGCGCAGCCCTCAACGGTCTCGACCATGCCGGGCTTCACGCCCTTGGTCTCGCCGTCGCAGATCGTCCACACACCGGCCGGATCGTGCGTCCCATGATAGGCAACCAGGTGCGTCTTGCCCCCGCTCTCCCAGCCGGACACGAAGGGTGCTACGATCGCCGCCGTGGCAACGCCCACGACGCCGAGCAGCGTCTTGCGCTTCACGGGCGCGGGACCGCCATTGCGATGACCAGGCATCACTTCTTCTCCTTTGAGGGCAGGAAGGCGAGCAGCCGGTCACGCACAATCGTGGGCAGCTCGCCCGCTGCGGTTGCGCATCCGGAGACGAACGAGGGCGCAGCCTTGAAGGCGATCATGCCCAGCCAGAAGCTCAGCGCCTGAAGCACGAAGGGGTGCAGCGGATAGATCGCCCCGATTGCGCGCTGCACGAAGTAGCTGACCACAATGCCGATCCACAGCTGCGTCACGCGCTTCGCCCAGGTCGCCGGCATGTCGTAGAGCATGCTGACGATCGCGCCGAGGCCAGCGGGCAGCAGCGAGCCGAGGAGGGCCAGCGCCGCTTCGAGGAACTCATGGAGGAATTTCGGCATCATCAATCCCAGAGGTTCACGGTGTCGCGGATCGGATCGGCGGGCGCGGCGAGATCCGGGACGGTGACGGAGGTGCCCTTGGGCAGCACGGGGCCGAGCGCCGACAGGCCGGGGTTGACCGCGAGCACGGCGGGCAGATCGGCCGGGCCGAGGCCGCGCTCGCGCCACAGCAGCGCGTCGAGCGTGTCGCCGGCGATGGTGCGCAGCACGTCCATCAGATCAGCTCGACCGTGGTGCGGCCGACGCCGAGCATGTCGCGGATGGCGTGCAGGCTGTCCCGGCGCAGCTCGCCGACAGACGGATCCAGCGCGTCGGCATTGCGCTGGCCGGCACCAGTGATGTCCATGTCCCGGTAGCGCTCGACCAGCTCGGCCTTCGCGACGGTGAAGACGGCGCGGCGATAGAGCTGCAGCAGCACGCTCTCCCCGTCGATCTCATCGGCGGGCACGTCAGCCAGGGCGGCGCGGCCCGAGGAACGCCAACCAGCCGCCCAGCCTTGAAGGTCACGGTTGACGGAAATGATGCCGGCGACCAGCGCCTGCCGCGCCCGTTCGGGCGTGACGGCGTCCAGCACCCGCTGCTCGGCGCGGAAGCGCACCGGATCGATGTCGGGATACCAATCGCCATTGGCGATCGTCGCCTCGGCCCTGGCGGGCGCCGCATTGACGACGGAGAACCCGCTCATGCCCCGATGGCTCGTGCGAAGGTGGCGGCGCAGGCGAGATACAGCGCCAGACCGGCCAGAAAGGGCGCTAGCGGCATCCATTTCGGGCTGATCGGCTTACCAGCAGCCAGGAACACCGAGCCGCACAGCGCCATCAGGGCGCCGATCGCCATGCCGAAGGCGAGAAGGGTGAGGGGCAGGATACCCATGGCGATTGTCCTTCGATGCCGCGGGGGACGCGGCGGTTCACGGGGGTGGGGATCGGACGATCGACGGCCCTCAGCCCGAAGGCCCTCCCGTCTCGCGCGATCCGCCCCCGAGCGCCGGGGGCGAGCCTTATTCTTTCGGCGGCTCGGCAGCGGCGCGCGCCTTGGCGAGCGCCTTTTCCAACCGCTTGATCTTGTCGGTGACGCCGACACGCTCGTGCAGCGCCTTGGCACGCGCGAGGTGTGCCAGGGCGCATTCTGCTGCAGGGATGAAGCCGGGATCGCCTTCCGGCAGCGCCTCGGCCTCGCGAGCGAACTCTGAGCCTTGCGCCTTGAAGAGCTTGGCGCGGATCTCGTCATGCATGTCCGTGTCGCCGGTGAGCGACTGGACGCGCTTGAGGATTTCGATCGGGAAGGCGGCACCGGCGCCCTGCGCCTTGAGCGCGGCCGTTGCGATCTCTTCCGTCACCAGCGCGGCACAGGTGCGCTGGTAGCGCGACGGCATGGGCAGATCGAAACGCAGCATGTGCTCGGCCAGATCGAGCGCGCGGGTGAAATCACCGGTGTCGATCAGCCAGACCATGACCACGGCGAGCACTTCGTCAGGCGCCGCCTTGTCCTGCTGCTCGGCCAGGTGCAGCTGGATCTCGATCCAGCCGGCATATTCCGGCAGCATCTCGCGCTTCGCGGCTACCTTCGCCTCGATCGACTGGATCGCCTTCAGCCGGCGCAGATCGTGCACCAGGCGCAGCATGATCTGCCCGGCCGCGGTATTCACGGCCGGGGCGGGAGCTTCGCTGCCTTCGTCGGCGCGTGCCGCAGCCGACAGCGCCATCTGGTGCTGGGCGGCCGGCGAGGAAAGGATGGCAAAGGCAGACGGCAGCTGACCGCCCTCCTCTCGGGAAGCGATCGGCTGGGCGGGCGTGGAGCTGGCGGCTTCTGCCGCGAGTCGTTCCCTGTGCTGGCGAGCTGGGCTCATGATCTTTCCTGTCGAGAAGAGGGCGGGCAGGGCGGCACCGGAGGCGTTACGCCTTCGGCCCGAGCTGGATGTTCTCGATCAGAGCGGCCTTGCCGTAGTCTTCGACCATGAAGGCGTCGTTGATCGACTCGTAATTGGCGACCCGATCGAACTGCGGTTCGTCCTGCACCGCGCGACGCGCCGAGCCCGTCTGCCAATAGTAGGACAGGTTCTTCAGGCTGGTGATCAGGATCGCGTTGGCCGGGAAGAACGGCACCTGCATGGTCGGCTTGCCGCCCAGCTGGCGGCTGGACAGGATGACGTCGCGGGCGACCTGCTCGGTCGCCTTGTCGCCGGCGGCCGAGACGATCTTGAAGTATTTCTCCTGCACTAGGTCGGAGCCGACGATCACGACCAAGTCCGTCGCGGTCCGGTAGCGCTCGTGGATCAGATTGCCGATCGCATCGAACACCAGCGCGTCCAGGTTGACGTAATCGGCCGTGCCGGTGTCGGACACGTAGACCTTCAGGTTGTCCTTGGTGCCGTGGCTCATGACGCGCGCCGGGGCATAGGTGCGCATCTTGTAGAGCCAGCCGAAGTTGACGTCGGTGAGCAGCGGATTGGCGTTGCGGTCGGTCTGCACGGCGGCGCTGGTGCCGTTGAAGCCGATGGTAATGATGTCCTCGGCCTTCTGCAGGATCACGGCATCGCGGACGAGCTGCTGGAACTCGGGGCGGTGCGCCCAGGCGTCGAGCAGGGTGTAGCCCCACGAATAATCGTAGTCCGTCTTCTTGCAGAAATACTGGTCGATGGCGTCGCTGGCGGTCGGATCGCCCGGGTTGCGGCGGTTGCCGGCTGCGGTGTCGGTGCGGCCAGCGAGGGAGCGGCCGACGCCAACGCCGACGCGGGCGCCCTGCTGCGCAGCGACCGGCACCACGTTGACGCGGCTCATGAAGTCGCTGGTGGAGCGCAGCTTTTCCTGCAGGCGCTGCTCGATAACCGGGGCTACGGCGAACTGCTTCAACTCGCCGGGGATCACGGTCAGGCTGGCATCAAGGCCGTTCAGTTGGGCGAGCTGCCCGACATAGGCATTGAAGAGGAGGCGGGTGTTCATCTGCATCGGGGGGCTCCGGGGTTGAGCGCGAAAGGACAGCGAGAGGAGATGTTGGCGCGGGCGATCAGCAATCCGTGGCGAGCTTCGGATCGATCGAACCGCCAGTCGCGGGCGGGCGGCTGAAGCCCTGGTTTGCATCCGTGCTTTCGAGCTTGGCCCTCAGCGCCGTGAAGTCCGAGGCGTGCTGTGTCTGGGCATCAACGACCGGCTTGATCGCGGCGGCGACAATACCGCCGATCGCCGTGGCAAACGCCGCCGGATCGAAGACGTTGTCGTTCGCGGGCAGCTGCTGCTCGTCCTTCTTCGGGGCAGGCTGGCCTTCCGGCTTGAACTTCGAGAAGAAGCCGGTGAGCCCCTGCACGACGGCAGCGGCGATGCCGTTCGCGTCAGCAGGGCCGGCTTCGAACTCGAGGGCGGCGCGATCGTCGGCCGTGGCGATCACGTTGCCGTTCACACGCGAGAAGTTGAGACGCTGGGTAGCGATGGATGCCGGCGTGTCCGTGAAGGCCAGGCCGATCAGGCCGAATTTGCCGGTGCCGGCATAGTTGGGCGTCAGCTCTACGGACGGGAACGGCTTCTGGTTGCGCTCGGACAGGGTCACGAGCTGATCGTTTGCATCGACCTGGGCATAGAGGGCGCGGCGCTGCTGCGGCTTGCCGTCGATGGTGATCGTGTCGGTTTGCGCCTTCACGGCGGTGACATCGCCGTAGCCGTTGAACGGCGGCTCGGGGCTATAGCCCGAGATATGCTCGACGTTGATCCGCGGCGTGTACGACTCGGTGTTGAAGGTGGCAACGATGTCGTCGATCATCTCCGCTGTGACGGTGCGGTTGTCGCTGATCGTCTGCCCCTCGACAAAGGCGCGGAAGAACTTGCTCTTTTTGCCCATGGCGGCGTGATCCTCGGTTCGGTTCAGGCAGCAGCGACCAGCTGCATTTGAGGCCGCGAACAGGGACCGAAGGGCGCCGCTCTCTCAAGGTGCGGCTCGTGTAGAATGGTTTTCTACATGAGCGGGACGGGGCGAGTTGGCCGTGCGCGTGATTAGCGTCGCGGCCCATGTCCAAGCTCCCGCCCGATACTGGCATGCCCCTGCCGGCCTCGACCATGCCGATCCCGGTCGATGCGAAGCGCCAGGCGCGCTCGCTCTATTGGCGCGGCTGGGGCGTGACGCAGATCGCGGACGAGCTCGCGCTCAAGCGATCGACAGTCGAGGCCTGGAAGCAGCGCGACAAGTGGGACGAAGCGCCGTCCCTGTCGAAGATCGAAGATGCGCTGGAATGCCGGCTCAACACGCTGATCGCCAAGGAGCAGAAGACGGGCGGCGACTATAAGGAGGTCGACCTGCTGATGCGGCAGGTGGTTTCCGCAGCGCGGATCCGGCGCTTCGAAGCACCCGGCGGGCACGAGGGTGACCTCAACGAGAAGATCGCCAACCGGAACGCCGGCGAGAAGAAGAAGGCGACCAAGAACCACTTCACCACCGAACAGGTCGAGCAGCTCGAGCAGATCTTCCACGACGAGCTGTTCGGCTATCAGCAGGACTGGTGGGACGCCAAGGATCAGCGCACGCGCATGATCCTGAAGTCGCGGCAGATCGGCGCCACGTGGTATTTCGCGCGCGAGGCGCTGCTCGATGCGCTCCGCGGGGGCGGCAACCAGATCTTCCTGTCGGCCTCGAAAAGCCAGGCGCATATCTTCCGCGGCTATATCGTGCAGTTCGCCGCGCGCGTCGGCGTCAAGCTGCAGGGCGACCCGATCGTGCTCACCGCCGACACGATCCCCGGGGGCGAACCCGCGGCCGAGCTGATCTTCCTGGGCACCAACGCACGAACGGCGCAGGGCTATCACGGCAATTTCTACTTCGACGAGTTCTTCTGGACCTATGGCTTCGAGGAATTGAACAAGGTCGCCAGCGCCATGGCGATGCACAAGCGCTGGCGCCGGACGTATTTCTCGACGCCGTCGAGCGTCGCGCACCAGGCACATCCCTATTGGACGGGCGAGCGGCGCAACCGCCGCGTGAAGAAGGCCGATCGGATCACAATCGATGTCGGCCACGAGCGGTTGAAGGGCGGCGTGGTCTGCGAGGACAAGGTCTGGCGGCAGATCGTGACGATCGAGGACGCGGCCGAGCGCGGCTGCGACCTGTTCGACATCGACGAGCTGCGCGTGGAATATGCGCCGGACGAGTTCGCCAACCTGCTGCTCTGCCAGTTCGTCGACGACTCGCTGTCCGCCTTCAAGTTCAACGAGCTGCAGCGCGCGACGGTCGACAGCCTGGTTGACTGGACGGACGTGGACTGGACCTCCGATCGCCCGGTCGGCATGCGCGAGGTGTGGGCGGGCTATGACCCGCAAGGGTCCGACGATGGCGACAATGCCGCGCTGGTGATTGCGCTGCCGCCGGGCGGGCCGGGCGGCAAGTTCCGGCTGATCGAGAAGCACCAGCTGCGCGGCGACTTTCAGGAACAGGCCGAGTTCATCCTGGCGCGCCTGTCGCGCTATCGCTGCACCTATCTCGGTATCGACGCAAACGGCGTGGGCGCCGCGGTGCACCAGCTGCTCGCCGGCAAGGTGACCGGCCTCACCAAGATCGAATACTCGCTCGAGGCGAAGACGGCGATGGTGATGAAGGCGCAGCACAGCTTCGCCCGCCAGCGCGTGGAGTTCGATGCCGGGTGGATCGACCTGCAATCGTCGTTCCTGTCGATCAAGAAGGCGCTGACCGGCTCCGGCCGCGCCGTCACCTTCAAGGCCAGTCGCAGCGAGGACACCGGCCACGCCGATCTCGCCTGGGCGGCGATGCACATTTTCATCAACGAGCCGCTCGACGGGAAGCCGAAGGCGGGAATGACCATGGAGATCTTCGGTGGGCAAGAACAGGACGCGCCGGATGTCGCGAGCAGCAGCTCGGGCGGCCTCGTATGGGGCGATCGACACTGGCGGACACGTCGCGGCGAACGACAGCCGGGGCGGGGTCGAGAGCTTCGCGTTCGGCGATCCGGAACCGGTGCTCGACCGACGCCAGATCGTCGACATGCTCGAATGCTGGCACAATGGCCGCTGGTACGAGCCTCCGCTGCCGCTTGACGGGCTGGCGCGGGCTTTTCGCGTTTCGCCGCATCACAGCTCCGCCATCCTGCTGAAGGTGAACATGCTGTCGGCCTCGCTCGAGCCGACGCCGCTGCTTTCCCGCGCCACCTTCGAGAAGATGGTGCAGGACTATCTCGTGTTCGGGAACGCCTATGCCGAGGTGCGGCGCAACCGGCTGGGTGGCGCGCTGCAGCTGCGCCACTCGATGGCGCGCTATACGCGGCGCGGGGTGGCGGAGGGCGCCTATTGGTGGGTGCCGGGCGCCAGCGACCCGATCGAGTATCCAACCGGCGCCGTCTGTCATGTGCTGAAGCCCGATCTCAACCAGGAAATCTATGGCGTGCCGGAGTATCTGAGCGCGCTACAATCGGCGCTGCTCAACGAGGCGGCGACGCTATTCCGCCGGCGCTATTACCTCAACGGCAGTCATGCCGGGTATATCCTCTATGCGACCGGCGACATCGACGCGCGCGACACTGACGCGCTGAAGGCAGCGCTCAAGGCGAGCAAGGGGCCCGGCAATTTCCGCAACCTGTTCGTGCACGCGCCGAACGGCAAGGATGGCTCGCTCAAGATCCTGCCGATCGCCGAGGCGGGCGCGAAGGACGAGTTCCTCGGGATCAAGAGCGCAACCGCCGCCGACGTGATGGCGGCGCACCGCGTGCCGCCCCAGCTGCTCGGCATCGTGCCGGCGCAGGGCTCGGCGTTCGGCAACCCGAAGGACGCGACTGGCATGTTCTACGAGCTGGAAGTGGAGCCGATCCAGCGCGCGTTCCTCGACATCAACGAGCAGCTGGGCGTGGAGGCGGTGCGTTACCGGGAGCGGGTGGTGCTAGCATAGGGCAGAACGATGCTCAGCATGCCTCAGTAGTAGGTTCCCGCGATATCATACTTCGGTGCACCTGCGTTCTGAAGGCGTGCATCAGTGATAGCTTCTGCAAGGGGGAGGTACTTTTTCTTAATCTTGATCGCGCTGCGGCTCGGGCCGAGCTTATGTGCGGTTCTAACGCCATTGCTGCGCGCCTGAGCCATTTCTGCAAGACCACTTCCACGCTCTAACGCCGTTTTCCGTGCGCCCCAGGCTGGGTCAAATATCCCCCAATTACCTATCACTTGGCCTAGTTCAGCTGCGATACTTGCGCCAACCTTCAATCCGACGACAGCCGTGAAGACCGCTCCATCGGACAGCTCCGGACGGCTTTTCAGTAGCTCGAGTACGTCCATAAGGTTCTCGACGTTGAGGAGTATCTTTCTGATCGCCTCTATCCCTACTTCGTAGGCCGGCTCGCTGGCAAAAAGCGCGATCGCGCTCTCACGGTAGGCGACGATTTGATCGACTGCAGAGCAGACTTCCCGGCGTACATCGATCACGCTCTTTTCTTGTCGAAGAGCGTCTTCTCGCCGGAGACGATCCTGTCGCTCCCATTCCTTTCGGGCAGCTCGCGGCGGGAGAAGCAACGCGACCAGCGTGGCGATTGCTGTCGCTACAGCCGAGATCGCATCCCAGTTGAGCGGCAAGCTGAAAAGCCACCCGACGACGCCAGCACAAGTTTGCCCCATTGATCCTCTTCCCCCGATTACGATCTAACCCGACAGCCCTATAGCCGCTTTGGCAGTGCAGGAGCATCCCAGCCCTCCGCGCGAAGCGCTCCCGCAACCTTCTGGTACGGCAGCCGGCAACTCTCCCATGGATGGCCGGAAACGTTCGTGGCCCGGTGCCAATAAGCGTGCAGGGACGATCGATCGCGCAGGATGCACCAGAGGGCTGCAAGAGCTAGGCGCACCTCGACGGTGTCCACCTTTTGCGTTCGCGACAGATAAGCGGCGCGATCGAGCACATCCATCGCCAATGTGACCACGCGCTGGCGGGCTGCACGGTTCACTCGAGTGCGCCGAGCACCGCCTCAGACACGCCGAGATAGCGCGCGAGTGTCCGCCGCCGATCGCGCGAAAGCTGGCGAGGGCGGCCGTCCCGGACGAAGCTATCCAGGTAGCGATCACCGGCGCCGATCAGGCGTGACAGGCCGGCGAGCGTTTCGCCTTGTTCTGCGGCCAGCCCCCGCAGCGCGGCTCGGGCGTTTGCCGGATCTGGCGGAACGGTAACCTTCAT